ATATTTGTCTTAGCCAAAAATGCTGACAATTACCACCACCTTTATATAAAAATATATTATACTTTAATGCTCCTTTAGGTCCCCAACCTATATTTCTATTTTGGTTTTTTGAATAGTAATAGTCATTAACAACCATATCAGACATTCTTAATATATCTTCTTTTCTATATAACTTCTTAGCAGACATCATCTTCTTGCAAAATTCTCTATTTTGACCTGTTTTATTTACTAAAAAATTATCTTCTGTATATACATAACGTACTCTAAAATAATCGTAAGTCTTTTTAGAAACACCATCTTGTTCAGATTTTCTACTTGGTATTGCTCTACCTGTGCTTGTTGCTAATTCAATCTTTTCATTTGTAGCATCATTTAAAGCCTTTTCAAAGTCAAACTCTTCGTGTTCATCTACAACTTTTTCTTCTTCTATCAATTCCCAACCATCAGTTATATCTTCACCATATTCTTCTATAAATTGTTCTAGTTCTGTTTTGTCTGATAATCTATAAGGTTCTTCACTTGCTTTTATAGGTACACAATTAGGAACTTTTTTACCATCTTTTATTTTATGTCCAATTGGTTCATATCCTGATGTGCAAGGATTAGGTGTTATAAACTCATATTCACAACCACAACCACCTAAATTAGTTATTTGGTCGTGTGACTCGCAGGGCATATAATAAGTCTTTCCATCTTGTGTATGTTCGTGTGAGCCACTACAACCGATTTTTTCTGCTTCTGCTTCTGCTTCTTCTTTTGTATCAAACAAAGGCAATTCTACGCCATCTGTAACCATACTACCAACTTTAGCAAAGTCTTCTCTTATTTCTACATCTAAAGGTTCTAATCCTAGTTCTTCTCTAATTTCATCTTGTGTCATTACAGCCTTTAAGTCTTCACTTGTAAATTTGATAGTAATAGGCTTTAACTGTACAAATTGAACAGGCATATCCATATTATTTACTTTAAATATTTTGTGCAATACTTTTAGTATTTGCCCCTGAAAACCCTTAATTACTGTATTTAAATAAAAATTTGAAGCAGCGTTTAATTCGTCTACATTTGATCCTAAACCTGTATCGTTCTTAATACCCATTAGCATAGGACTTGTTACCCTATGTCCTGTAAGAATATTTTGTACTAATAACTCTTGGAGTGCTAAATACTGTTTATCTGCGTCAGAAACGCTTATAGGAGTTATTTCTGGTGTTCTATTTCTATCGTCTGAGAACGTAAGTACAAACTTCCCACTATTACTAGAGCCTGTAAATTTATCTGTAAGGCTTTGCTCTATTTGGAATCTCTCTTCTTGTGTTGGTACGCCATTTGCGAACGAGATGAAATACGACCCTGCAAAACCATTAGATATATTGTTAAGATGAAATTCTGCAACTCTTTGGTCTACTAACGCCCAATTATTTGCCGCTATATAGTCAGGTGTGTGATATACGTTCATATTAGGAGAATATAAACCTGAATATAAAATCTGATTTGCTGATGTTCTATCATTAGCATTAAAAGCAGGTACTCTATAAGGCTTGTTAATTCTTGTATTTGCCCAATCACTAGAAATATAATATGCTTCTACTTTACCAAATTCATTAGGTCTTTCTGCTCTAATTTTCTCTACACCTACGTGATATATTTCTGCAATCTGTGTTCTGTCTTTAGACCATACGATATTAAGTGCAAATGCTCCCTGTAACTTAAAGTCAAATGCTACTTTTTTAAGGACTTCGTGTAGGCTTTCACTACCATTCGCCCTATCCATAAAGTTCTGTAGTTTAACTCTTGCTTCTAAATCTCTATCATCTTCATCTTCTATTATAAGATTCTCACCTGCAATCATTTCTGCTGTAGCGTTGATAATGGCCGCTTGGGTAGACGAGTTGTAGTAAAGGTCTATAATAAACTGAGGGTATAAATTTTTCCAATTCTCAGTACCATATTCTATATAGTCTTTACCTCGTACTTCTTGTACATCAGGAGCAGTTTCAGTTGCTAAGTTTATATTAAGTATATTTTCCATAAATTATTGTTTAAGGTACTACTGTTTCTATATCTGTAAATGTCATATTAGTCATTGTACCATCATTACTGTTAGTGCTTTGGTCTACTATTGTTGGGAATGCAGCAACACCTGTTGGGTCTCCCATACGCCACCAACCTACAAGATTAGACATACCTGTTAAGTCTGTAGGTGTACCACCATTATAAAGACTAGTAACGTCACTAGCATCTAACTCCTTATCCCATATAGATACTTCGTCTATATTTCCGCTAAATGTTTTTCTTCCAGCTTGATCGTGTCCTATTAAAAAAGAACCTGTACCATTATCCATAGCAGTATAGTTATTAGTTGATGATGATGTAGTAAGTGCAGAGCCATTAACAAACATACCCATACCTGATGTAGAGCCATTACCTGAATAAGTAGCCACTACGTGAAACCAACTGCCTGTAGTTATTGTTCCTGCACTTGCTGATTGTATAGTAGCGTGGTCAGAACTACCACCTAAAGTATCATATAATATAAAATATAACTTTCCATCTGATGCAACATAAAAAGTATATTCTTGTTCGGCTGACTGATTTTTACTAGCAATAGGTTTAGGCGCAAAAAGCAAAGTACCAACATTAATCCAAGCAGAAATACTAAAAGCAGAGTCTGTTGTACCATTACCAAAAGAAAAGTCATTACTATCACCGCAATTTAGTATGTCATTTGTTCCATCAAAATTTAAAGAATACTCATTAAGTAGTCCTGAAGGTTTTGGTGAGTTAGAGCCACCAATCATTTGACCTAGTTTTAATATCTTCATTATATAACGTCTTCGTAGTAGCAGATTCCTACACCACTTGTAAGTGTTATAGCGGTCACCTGAAGGAATAATGTTGTTCCTGCCGCCATTGTCGTATGCAATCCTGCTATTGCACTACCTGTACCTGTTTGTACATTAGTTGCAGTTATTGATGCTATTACACTTTCTACAGGAAAATGAACAGCATAGTATTTCTTACCTGACATTGCAGTTGTTCCAATAACATCACATCTATGCTTTCCTAGTTGTTCAGTTAGTAATTGTTGTACGTTTTCTATAGCCATTTTTAATTGTTTTTATTTGTTATTATTGTCCATACCAAATGTAGTTAGTACCACTTGGCGATTGTCTTTGTGTGTATTGTACTTGTGCTGTTCCTGACTTAGCAGTAACATTTAATTTTCCTATTGCTACTAAACCTTTCACTACTCCGTGTGTTGGAGCAACAGGTAGTACGTCATCTTCATTTATAGGAGCGTTACCTGCGCTTATTGCTACTGCACCACCTGAAGGCCAAGCAACCTCATATACTTCATATTTATAATATCCTGTTGGAATTAGTTTAGTAGCACCTGTATATACATCAGGTGTAGCATTGTAAGTAAAACTTAATTTAGTGTAGCGTTCATATACTAAGTGAAGATCAGAATATGCATATTGGACAGACTTGTCCAGATCATTAGTAAACTTTACTAGGTATCTTATTAAATCAGAACTTACTGATGTGTCTATACGATTACCTTCTGTATTTACATACATATTGAAAGAAGACTCACTAATTACTTGTATCATAGTATATAATAGAAAAAGGTCTTTTTTATTTGGCTTTAAAAGAAAAAGGTGGACAAAAGCCCACCTTAATCAAGAAATATATGAAAACTACTAATTAAAGTCTACGAAGATACTACACCACCTAATGTAAATGCTGCGTTGTCAAATGGATTGGTAGTAAAATCAGGCACAAATTGGAAAGGTTGCTGCTCTAAACCGTCAAAGGTAAGAGTGTAACCATTTCTATCACCAAATGCAGCGCCACTATCCATAGTTCCTGCGTTTAGTTCCATTCCATTAACACTACCTAGACATACTATCACATCGTGTCCTGTAGCCGTTACTGTTTGATTTAATTGTGCAAATATTATTGTTTTTGTCGCTCCCAATAATTTCACCTGATTTTGGTCTTCTTTTGTTAATCTGTTTAATATAATGTTTACTGTTGGAGTATAAAATATCGTTCCGTTTTCTCTAGAACCTGTAATAGTATCTGTAAGACTAGCAACACCTAAAGGCATTGTATATCTATAAAGACTATTACTTCCCATCTCTAAGTCAGTAATTTCACCATTTGCTGTTGGTATTGAAGTTACTTGGTCATAAACTGCGAAATAAATAAATTTTATTCCACCTGATATTCTATTACAATCAAGTCCTCTACCTTTTGTTAATGCTGTACACGCCATTGTTTTTAAGTTTTAAAGGTTAAAGGAGTAGAGGCTTTTACACCTCTACTTCTTGTATTAATTTTATGATTGTCTTACAATATCTGCTCCTACTCCTGTTTGAACACCCATAGAGTACTTTGCTACTATACGAATATTATCGCTCCCATCAAGAGAACTCATATCTAGGAGGGCTATTCGCGTGGTATCACTAAGGAGGTCCGTGCCTGCAAACATATTACTTCTTTGTGCTGCTACTAATTGATTGTCAACCATACCTGGACAAACTGCAATCTTGTATCCTTCAAATACAGGCTCGTAATCACCATTCATATTGTAAGCATTAACATATCCTAATGTAGATACTGCTGAAATATATAAAGCATAAGTCTTACTATTCATATAGATATATAAATCTTCTTTTCTTAAGATTGGTGAAACATTAGCAGCCATATCTGCTGTTAAAGTTTGTAAGTTTGCTATAATGTTTGCTGCTGTATATGCTCCTGATGCACTAGACTGTACAACTGTTGCATCAACACCTGGTAATAAGTACCCTGTACCTGTTCCTAAGAATCCTGCGAATTCACCATTGTTAGCCGCAACACCTGACCATATAGAAGATTCTGCTGCATCTGCTATGATTTCACCCATATAAGATATAACATAGTCATCAAATGATGGTGGTGGTGGAGCGCCTGCTCCTGCTCTCATTTGTAACGCTTCCCAAGAACTAAGTAAAGTATTTTTACATAGGTCTAAGTTGATTTGTAAATTTTTAGGCTCTAATACTTTTTCTGTAAGTGCTAGAGTACCATTGTCTGTAAAGTCACAAGTAGCATCTCTTACTACTGAACTTCCCGCCATTCTTTGTATATTAGACTTAAATTTAATATTTTCTATCAAAGTTAAAAAGTCTAAACTTCTTGTTTCTTTTAGTGCTGCAGAGATGTAAAAACCTGCTGCTTTTCCACTAAAATTACTTGTTACTGTAAACGCCATTTTTTTATTGTTTTAGTTATTAATTATTTGTTTAAATTGTATAAAAATCTTTCTTGTCTAGTAAGTTTCTTGTATTCTTTTGTAGATAAAGGTTTTCTGTCTACACTAAACTTATTAGTATTAATTGGTGACTCAGCAGGACTTTCTGCTAATTCAGTTTTTAATTTTTCATTTTCTGCTTTGATTGCTTCTACTTCTTCTAATGTAAATTCAACTACTTCAGTTGTCTTTATAGACTTAGGAGTATTACTTCTTTCTTCAGACTCTTCAGTTTCTTCTGTCATCTCTACTTCTTCAGTATCACCTTCACCCATACGAGATTTAAGGTCAGCAACTGCATCTTCTAAGTTCTTAATACGCTTTTCCATTCCTTTCCAATCAGCAACATCTGCTTCTTCATCATAATCATCTTTATCATCTTCTTCTGCTAACTCTTCAGACTCCATCTCTTCTTTTGGAGTATCTTCTTCTTCTGTTTCTGACTCTATAACCTCTCCTACGATTCCTTCTTCTTCTACTCTAAAAGAAACGCCTGTGTCAAGTTTATAAGTTCCAACAGGTAATAATATAGTAGTACCATCTTCTGTTAAAACGCTGATGTCTACACCTGCTTCTAATTCTTCAGCAGT